GAAGGCCAGCAGCCGCGCCAGCCGCCGGGAGACCAAGGGCAGCAAGGATGCCTGCTGCAGCCTCGCCGCCGCCCAAAAGAGCGCCGCCGAGTGCCGTCGCAGCGAAGGATGTCGCAGCAGCAGCCGCAGTCGTGATTGCTGCTGCTAAACTAAGAATTCCGCCGACGACCGGCGCGAGCCAAGCGACGAGGCCAACGCCAACAACGAGCTTAAGCGTGTTCGCCCATCCGCCAAAGAAGCCTACGATATCCCTGATCTGTTGCCCGAATGCCGCCCAATCGAAGTTGCGAATCGCCTGCGCGATCTGCACCATAATGTCGCGCATCTGGGCGCCGTGCGTCGATACGAACTTGCGTATCTCGTCGACGATTTGCGTTAGTACTGGCGCAAGGCCCTCGCCAATCTCCTCCTTCAAATATCCGACGCTTTCGCTTAACCTATTGAACGCCTGTTGTCCTCGGAGGCCAGCGTCTACCTGCTCCTTGCTCATATGGACCATATGAGTTTCGATATCGTCGAGTTGCTCCTTGGTGTAATAGGCCCATTCCTTTGGCAAGCCCATAACCTCAAGAACATCTTTCTTGCCGGCTATGGTCGGGAGCCTGCCCAATTCTCTGAAGGTTAGAGAAATTGCGTCGGCCTCGTCCTTCGCTCCCTTCAGTTCGTTTCTGAATTTTGCCCCCTCACCGTATTTTGGCAGAAGGGCCGACAGCTGATTTAGCGGCCCCGTATTGAACTTTTTTAATTGCTCTAGACTGGCAGCTAGTTTTTCAATCCCTTCTGATGCTTCTACCTTAGTGCCTCCAAGGCGCTCGGTCAGCTCTTGCAATGCCCTGATCTTGTCATACGACAACCCGGTCGCTTTATTGAGCTGATCTAGGTTCCGCGATGTTCCGGCAAACTCCTTGATGGCACCTGAAATCTTCTCGATCGCTCCAGCGGCAGTTATTGCGCCTAACCCGAGACCAACCATCGCGGGCGTCAATACGTTTTTGACATGTTCCGCGCCTCCCTTCATGGACTTGCGGAGGTCTTCAAACGCGTTGCGATGTTGGACGGCGAACTTATAGCCCTCTTTGTGGACGACCTTTTCGTAATCCCCGAAAGAACGGATCTGACGAACCATTTCCTTCAACGGATTACTGAATCCGTCTACCACGGAGGCAGTCATTCGCAAGATATCGTCTTGCCCTGCCATCACTCGCTCTCAATCTCTTTCATCCGCCGATTGACCATTTGACACAGTCGATCAATTTCATCAGGCGGCTTATCAAAGAACTCATACGGGGAGCACTTGAAAAACACGGCAAGGTCTATGCACGCTCCCGCATTTACGCTTGCCCCGGATGCGGAAGACAGAAAGGGGTGACGGCCCAACAGCACGCTACCCAATCCTGTATCCGCATCTTCTCAAGAGAGCCTGTTGGGATGCTAGAAAGGCGGGCAACCATGGCGAGCATTCGTTGCATGTTGTGGGTGATTTTTGGCGGGTCGGAAATTGGGTCGAACTCGACCGGATTACCGATGCGAGTGATATCGCCGGTTGTAGGCATCCGCATTTTGATCACGGAAACTTCCTCGCCATATGACTTGATCGGCGCGGAAAGCTTTACGATGATGTGGTCTGGATCCGCAATCGTCTCAATGGGCTTTTCTTCTTGGGTGGTCGGATCATCACTCATCTTATGTGATTTCCTGCAACGTTATCCCTTGGAAGAGAACGGCGACCTTGCCATCGTGCGCGTCGATGACGTGTCCAGACTCGCACCATCCATTCGTTAGGATGTAGCTGTTGCCGTTGGCGAGATCGATCTGGATGGTCGATTGGGTGATATTTTCAAGCTGCACGAGCGACAAATTATTGCCGATGGAAATCTCACCTTTGATTTCCGGAACAATCGGCACTTCGATGTAGCCGTGGACACCGTCCATGCCAGCGACGCCCGTGCGCTTCACGACCATGCCGGTCACCATGAAAGCGCCGCGCGCCTCATATTGATTGCCGTCTACCCTGAACGAAAGCGTTCCCCCTATGCGATTAACGTTACTCGTCGCCATTTAGATTACTCCTGTGAGATGCCAAAAACATACGACGAGGCTTACTGACCGATCGACGTACTCGAACCGGTTACGTTCTGCTGATAAAGGAGGCGGAACTGGGCAAGTAGACTGAAGATTCTAAGCGCTCCAGCTAGTTGCGGCGGCCAGAGCACATTCACCCGATTCGGATTGGTTGTGTCGATCTGGACTACAAGATTGTTCGTGAAATCCGTGATGTCGGAAACCAACCCGAGATACATCATGGTGACGAATCTCGCGATGAGCTCTCCCATGATAGTTTTAGGAGTTACGATCGCCTGCCCAGGACCATATGCGGTTCCATCAGGGACCAATTTCACGCGCGCAAACTTGTTCGTTACCGTGGATTTCAAATCGCTTAACAGGAAGGCCAGCGTTGCAAGCACGGTCAGCAAGCCGAACGCGGTGTCTCCCTGCCCGAAGCTGTTGAGCTGATATTGAGTTGTCTCACGCAGGATCATCGGATTGCCATCCGGCGCGACTGCCTGGATCGCAAACCCTGAATTGGTCAGGTTGTTGAGCTGCGCTTGTGAATAGCGAAATGCTAGTGCCGCCGGAAGAACGCCGAGCATTTCCAGAGTTTGAAGCGGACGAGCCGGGTCATCCTGGAAGGCGTTCGACGCGAGCCCGCAATAAGCCGCAGCCCATTCCCAGGTCGGCGAGGCCGCCTGTTGCTCGATGGCCATTGACGAAATGACCGGCTGGTTGGTGCTGAGTCCGCGAGTGATCGAGTCCGCATAGTCATTGCGGTAAGCGTTCATGATGAAGCCGTATTGCTGGCGCGAGAAGCTCCAGCGACCGGACGCTCCGAAGCCGTACTCTGTCGACCAAACGCCTTCCGTTGCAGAATCGTTGTAAGGCATGCCGACATAGAAGAATTGCTGGGATTGGATATTGGCGATCGCGGTCGTGAAGGTCGGAACGCCTGTTCCGGTAGTCATCCATGCGCTGGTCGTGGTCGGAGGCGGTATCGTCACCGTTAGGCCAAGCGGGAAGATCTGCCCGGCGGACGCGCCGAGATAGTTCGGGATGGCGGTGATGTCGTTGCCGGTGAGACCCTTCCAAATGCACGTACAGGTGACGACGCCAGCCGCCGCAACGGCTGTGACCGGAAGATCGAGATTGGCATTGATCGCGGCCGCCAGATTGGTGGCAACGGTCGCCACAGGGTCAGCTGCCGCAACACTCACCGTCACGAGCTGCCCGGCAATGTAAATGGACAGCGTCCCGGCGGCGGTCGATGCCGTCGCGATAGTGATCGTGCCGGTTGCTGCTGCGCCGCCGCCCGGATCCGCAACGGGGACCGCATAGAGAAGCTGGTTGGGGTTGACCTTGAAAAATGCCTTGCACATACGATCGAGCATGGAGCCGCGGCCGAAAAGCAATTGGCCGAGCTGTGGCGAGCCAACAGCCACAGGCACGTTTGCCGTTGCTGTCCCGGCCTGCCCGCCGGTCGAATTGTACTGGCCGACAAGGAGGGCCGGCTGCTGCTGAGTTAGATTGCCGGCGAGAGACCCGTCGACCGTTGCCCAGAACAGCGGGACGGCCCAAGATTCCGGAAGACCTGTAGAAACCGAGCCCATAGCGAGCCTCCTTGTTGCAAAATAAAAGCCCGCCTAAGCGGGCTACGGGAATTCTCGAATTGCTTGCGAGCGTTAGACGCCGTCGTCGATTTCCATTTTCTCTTCCGGGCGCCACTGCTTCGCCGGGTCATCCGTAAGCCAGCCATCCCTGAGCCCGCGGCACGTCTCGCCGTCGTACTCCCACAGGCACCCGCCGACCTTCGGTCGCCCATCTATTGGATGCGGGACGTTCAGCGCAGAGGCTTTCGTCGGGTAAACCATGATCTTGGACATTTTTTCTCCTAATCGATCTGCTCGCCGGTCTCGACCGGGATCTGGGCTTCGATAATCGTCGTCCCGGCTGCCGACTCGGTCTTGATGTCGATGAGTTCGAGGTCATACGGCGCGTGCGGCTCATATGTAATCGTGAAGCTGACCGTGAGCGCGAGCCTAATCTCGGCGATGTAGGACTCGCCTACCTTCGAGAGGACATAATTTCTGGTGACACTTTCCGCATATTCAAAGAGCTCAACAAACCGAGGGTCGCAAAGGAGCCTTTCCTTGGCCTTCTGTACGAAGGTATCAAGCGTTCCATCTATCATTGCTTCATCATGGGTCATGACTGCCCATGAGAGCCCAAGGGTCAGCGAATCCTTGAACCTAGGCTGGGTGCCGCCCTTCCCAGGGTCGAGCTGCGTCTCGTTTTCCACATGGATAAAGACGCCAAGCGCTGGCAACTGATTTGGTTGCAGCGTCACCAGCGGCATCTTGCGCGCGGTCGTCATGCCACGGCCATTGATCTTCAGCCTGACGAGCCTCTCGAAGGCCTCGTCGCGGATCTTGATGGCGTGGGTCATCGGCGATGACGCCTATAGAGACCATGCCAGATGCTGCTCGAAAACCCGCCGTGCGCGAGTCCCCAGCGCCGCATAAACCTGATTTGCGCGGGGACGGTATGCGGATCTCTCGCGTTCAGCCCGGTCTGCCTGGTGAACACGTCGCCCATGCCAGCGCTCCGATTGCCGGCGCCAATGTTATGGCGGCCTCCATAATGAAGCTGAAATGGGCCGAAGGAGCTCCCGTGATTGCCAATGTAGCAGTTGAACCCTTCGGCGCGGTAAATTTTGAGAAGCTGCCTAGTCTGGCCGCCTCCAATTTGTTTAATGATGGTCGTCCGTGACGTGTCCATGACGTGGCAGCGAGCGCTGGCTTCTTGACATGATAAGCCCGCCGATGCGAAAATGATGAGCGCCGACCAGAAAGTTTTCAGCATGGCTAAACACCTTCATAAGTCACTCTTTTCATCAGAAGTTTTGCAGCGCCGCCGCTGTCCATGCGAACGTCGTCGATTTGGAGAAGTATCGGGGAGCCGATCGTGACTCCGGCGAACTCGGTCTGTACGTCCGCGACGATCGTGATCTGATCGCCCTGCATCGGGAGCGCGGGCAATTCCGAAAGCCGGACGTCGATCTCAAGCGTCCGCGTCGTGAGCTGGCCGCCATCATCGAGGATGACGTCGACGACCCTCACCGTCCAAA